GCGGGGTCCGGTACGCCGCGTTCCGGCTCGGGCGCACGGAGCTCAACAACGCCTTCCACGCCCAGCAGGTGCTGACTGGGGTCGAGACGCCTTGGGTCGTGGGGCTGAAGTGGAACCTGTCGGGCTCGCACCCACGCCCGGACGAGTGCAACGACTACGCCGACAAGCCCCACATCCCCGGCGGGGAGAACGGTGTGTACCGGCCCGACCAGGTGCCCGGCAAGCCGCACCCCAACTGCTTGTGCTTCACCACCTCGATCGACGTGGGCCGAGCCGCGTTCATCGACAACTTCCGCGCGGGCGACTACGACGACTTCGTCGACTCGGTCATGCGATCTGGCGCAATCACGATCCGCTGAGGTATCCTGACCGGCAGACACACATCCGTACTGACCAGGAGGTCACGGAAGATGGGGCACAGCCTCGCAACCGCCGCAGTCAGCGGCACCCGTTCCACCAACTCCATCGCCGCCCGGAAGCAGCAGCTCCTCGACGACGGCGACATCACCGGACTGATCGAGCTGAACCGCTCGCTCTACGGCGGCTTCGAGATGGTGGTCAACGACGACGCCGACGGCGACTCGGACGGAGACGGCGACGGTGCTGATGACGGCGCCGACGACGACGATGACGCTGACGACGACGATGAAGACGGCGACGACTCGACGGACGGCGACAAGCCGGACGCCGCGACTCGCCGCATCCAGCAGCTGAGCGCCGAGAACAAGAAGTACCGGCAGCGAGCGGTGGCCCGTGGCAAGCGGGTGGCCGAGCTCGAAGCCGAGCTGGCGAAGCTCAAGCCGACTGGCGGTTCCAAGGACTCGGAGGGCGCGGACGACAAGCCCGCGCCGGAGGTCGAGGAGCTCAAGAACACCAACTCGCAGCTGGCCCGTACCAACGAGGACCTGCTGATCCGGCTGGAGTTCATGGGCAACTCGAAGTACGAGTGGAAGAACCCCAAGGCCGCGCTGCGGCTGCTGGACCTGTCCGAGGTGGAGATCACCGAGGACGGCGAGGTCGAGGGCCTGGACGAAGCGATCGACGCACTGGCGGAGTCGGACTCGTACTTGCTGAAGGGCAAGGACGACGACGACGCCGAGCGCCGCAAGCGGAAGACGGGCCAGCAGACGGGCCAGCGGAAGACGGGCAACCCGAACCGCGAGAAGCTCATCAGCAAGTACCCCGCGCTGCGTCGCTGACGGCGTAGCGCTACCACACCGAGAAGGGAACAGTCGTGGCACGTTACGACAAGTACAACCCGATCTCCGGTGGCTTCCGTGCGCCTCTTGAGGCCGCGCTGACGTCGGACGACGTCGGTGTGGTGGTCGGGGTCGGGCTGAACGCCTCCGGACGAGTGGTCCCTGGCGCTGGCGCCACCGGGATCGTCGGGGTCATCTGCCCCACCCAGCCCATGGCGGCCCGCGACATCGTGGACGTCATGACCGACGGCGAGATCGTGGACATGGAAGGCGTCACCGCTGGCACCATGCACTACGCCGCCGCCGCCGACGGTGCCCTGGGCACCACCAACACCGACACCCGAATCGGCCACACGGTCGAGGCCACGCGCCTCATCGTGCGCGCCGCGCGCTGAGAGGAGGGCTGACACATGGCCAAGGGCTACAACGCCGTGGGTGACGTCCTCACCCAGACCATCGACGGTCGGAACCTGAACGACATCTGGTCGGAGTTCCAGGCGACCGTCTCCATCGCCAACGAGGCGCGCCAGCGGCTCGTCGACCTGCTGACCTTCCCGGTCGCCAACCCCATCGAGGACGTCGCGCAGTTCGGCTCGGCGGACTTCGAGGAGGCGTCGGAGTTCGGCGTCCCGCAGGGCATCCGTCCGACCACGAACGTGCTCAGCCTCGGCTACTCGTTCAAGTGGTACGACCTCGCCCAGCGCTTCACGTGGCAGTTCCTGTCCGAGGCGAGCGCGAGCCAGGTCGAGGTGCTGAACCAGATGGCGCTCGACGCGGACAACCGGCTCGTCTTCAAGAAGGTCATGGAGACGCTGTTCCGCAAGGACAACCGGACCGCGACCATCAACGGTCAGAACTTCACGGTCTACAGCTTCTGGAACGGCGACGGCACCGTGCCGCCCCCGTACAAGAACAACACCTTCGACGGGACGTACTCGCACTACCGGACCTCCGGTGGCGCTGCGATCACCCCCGGCGACCTCGACGAGATCACCGACGCCTTCAAGTCGCTCGGCTACTCGAACGAGAACGGCACCACGGTGTTCGCGCTCGTCAACGTCGCCGAGGCCAACATCATCCGGAACTTCCGGGTGCTGGACGGCGCGCGCTACGACTTCATCCCGGCGCAGGGCCAGCCTGGCCTGATCCTGTCGCAGGAGTCGGTGCTCGGTGGCCAGGCGGCGGGCACCTTCCGTGGCCTCAACGTCATCGGCAGCTACGGTCCGATGCTGGTCATCGAGGAGGACTACGTCCCGGCGGGCTACGTCGCGGCGTTCGCTTCCGGTGGCGAGGCCAACCTCAACAACCCGATCGGCTTCCGCGAGCACGCCAACCCGGCGCTCCGTGGTCTCCGTCTGGTCAAGGGTCGCGACAACGACTACCCGCTCATCGACGCCTACTACGCTCGCGGCTTCGGCACGGGTGTCCGGCAGCGCGGCGCGGGCTTCGTCATGCAGATCACCACCTCCGGCACCTACACGGCTCCCGCCGCGTTCGCTGGCTGACCTAGGAGCTGAAGATGCCCCGGAAGATCGACCTGTCTCAGCCCCTGTCGGCTGACGACATCGCCTACCTGAAGACCCGCTACCCGCTGGGCGCCGTCGCGCGCATGGTGGAGCTCGCGGGTGCTCAGGCCGAGATCGAGGCCGCTGTGCTGGACGCAGCTCCCGACGCCGACTACGCCGACGGTGCGGACGAGGAGCTCTCCGAGCTCCTGGGCGACGCCGACGACGTCGAGGGCGCCGAGGACCTCATCGGTGGCGACATCGACCCCGGTGACTACACCGTCGCCGAGGTGCAGGAGATCCTGAAGTCCAACCCGACCGTCGCCGAGGCCATCAAGGCTCGCGAGGCGGACGGGCGGGCCCGGGCCAGCATCCTCAACTTCAAGGTCTGACAAGGCCGAGCACAGATCGGGGAGAGGCCCGTCGTCCGTGGGGAAGCGGGCGCGGGCCTCTCTTCGTCTAGAAGGGACACCTGATGGCTTCCGCAGAGCAGATCGCCGAGCTCCGGCGGCTGATCAACGAGTTCGAGACGACCGAGCCTTGGACCGACGCCGCGCTCGGCGCCCGGATCGACGCCACCGACGACATCACCGCGCTCGCCGCCACGATCTGGCGTGAGAAGGCGGCGACGTACGCCGGGCTGGTCGACATGAAGGAGGGCAACTCCGACCGGAAGCTGTCCCAGCTCTACAAGCAGGCCCTGGACATGTCCGCCGCGCTCGGCGGCGGGGACGGCGCGGCGGGCGGGCGGCGCCCGGCCATGACCCGCCCGATCGAGCGGATGTGAGATGGACCTCGCGACGAACCGCCGACTGACCAAGGCGTTCATCGACTTCAACCCCGTGACCCTCACGCTGATCCCGCGCGCGAAGGTCGCCCGCCCCTCGGGTGGATACGGGTGGGACGAGCAGGCTCCGCGAGCTCCGCAGGTCTTCACGATCATCGAGTCCGGCGGCATCGGCGGGCTGCCCCGCCCCGAGATCACCGCCGACGGCGTGGAGCGCTCGGTGGAGTTCCAACTCCTCGGCGAGCACACCTCCGCCATCGCTCGGGGCGACGTGTTCTCCCACCAGGGCAAGGAGTGGGAGGTCGTCGACTTGTTCTTCGACAACGGCTACGAACGCCGAGCGCTGGTGTCGGCTCGTGGCTAGGTCTCGCTCAAGGGTGGAGTGGAACGACCGGGCCCTGATCAACCAGCTCCGGACGTTCAACGCGCGAGCCGACCGAGCCATCACCGCCGCCACCGTGTTCCACGCGGGCCGGGCGGTGTCGTACGCTCGGGCCAACGCGCCTTGGACCGACCGCACCACCAACGCCCGGAACGGGCTGTTCGCGCGCGCCGAGCGGGACGCCCCGGTCTACCGGATCGTCGTCGGGCACAGCGTGCCCTACGGTGTCTGGCTCGAAGTACGATGGGCGGGCCGGTACGCCATCATCCGTCCGACCATCGACCACGAGGGTCCTGAGCTGATGAAGACCGTCAGCCAGCTCTATTCGAAGCTGTTCCGGAGGTGACGCCATGACCGCTCGCGCCGCGCTGCACACGCTGCTCTCCGACGACGTCGAGCTGGCCACGATCGGGGTGGAGCGTGTCTACCCGACGAACGCCGTCGACACCGCCCCGGAGAGCTGCTTCGTGATCGTCCGGTGGGACCCGTCCACCGTCGCGTTCAAGACCACCGGCCCGGACCGGGCCCAGATCTGGGTCCACGACGTCGACAGGTCGTACGACCGGATCAACGCCGCGCTGCACCGCATCCGCGAGCTCCTCACCGACACCGTGCACCGTGCGGGCGCCGACGGGTGGACCCTGACCACCGCCGAGTGGCTCGGTGAGGGGCCGGACCTGTTCGATGCGGGCTACAGCACCTGCACACGCTACGCCGACTTCACCGTCATCTCGCGATACACTGCATCCTGACAGCTCTACTAGGAGGACCGCATGGCCACCACCAACACCAAGCCCGAGGCCGAGACCAAGCCGGAGGCCGTCGTCCAGTACGTCGGCACCTCGGACGTCCGCCAGATCACCGCCGCCGAGTGGACGAAGGCGGGTGTCAAGGACCAGAACAAGGTCGTGTGGGACGCGTCGAACCGCCACAAGGTGCCGGTGAGCGAGCTGTCCGCCGAGGCGCTGGAGCTGCTGAAGGGCGACTCCGCGTTCAAGCTGCCCGAGGCCTGAGCTCCCCGATGGAGCTGCGCTGCCCCGCCAAGAAGCACGGGGAGCTCGCCGAAGACCTGATCGAGGTCAAGTGCGACTCGCGCTTCTGCGGTGCGGCGGCGGGCGTCGTGGTGATCCACCGCTTCGACGCCCACACAGGAGAGCTGGTCGACACTCGCCAGTTCAAGAACCCCAGGAAGGAGAGGGCTCATGCCTCTCGGAACGGCACTGCCGTACGGACTGCGTGACGTCAAGCTCACGCCCTACACCGACGCGGGCGCGACCACGCTCGGGACCGCTGTCGACCTGCCCAACGCCCGGACCTTCAGCTTCAGCGAGGCCGAGGAGTTCACCGAGCTCCGGGGCGACGACAAGATCGTCACCACCCGGGGCCAGGGTGCCTCGGTCGAGTGGGACCTGGAGGCCGGTGGCCTCAGCTTCGAGGCCCTGAAGATCATGGCTGGCGGCGTCGTGGTCGAGTCGGGCGTCGCGCCCAACACGACCAAGACCTTCACCAAGAAGGTCACCGACTCCCGCCCGTTCTTCCAGGTCGAGGGACAGGTCATCTCGGACTCCGGCGGGGACGTGCACTGCATCCTGCCGCGCTGCCGCGTGACCGGCAACATCGAGGGCGAGTTCGCCGACGGCGCGTTCTTCCTCACCTCCGGCTCGGGCGCGGCGCTGCCGTCGCTCATCACCGGTTCCGAGGACGTGCTCTACGAGTTCGTCCAGAACGAGACCGCCACCGCGATCTCCTGATCCATCCACCACCGCTAGGACACTAGGAGCACCAGGATGCCGTCCAGCACCAAGACCCCGCAGGACCGTCGGCCCAAGAAGTCGACCAAGAAGGCCGACGCCAACCCCGGCGCGCAGCCGATCCCCGTCCCCACCGACCCGACGTCGAAGTACGCGCCCAACACCTGGCTCGCGGGCGGCATCGGCTCGACCGAGGAGCTCCGGACCCCGTCCGGGCAGCTGTGCCTGGTCATGCGCCCGGGCATGGAGGGCCTCATGAAGGCGGGCGTGCTGCACAACGTCGACACGCTGTCGCAGGTCGTCAACGCCAAGCACCTCAAGCGCGTGGCGGGCAAGGCCGACGAGATCAACGTCAGCTCGCTCATGGACGACCCCGACGCCCTCGACGAGGTCACGCACGTGGTCGACAAGATCGTGTGTCACTGCGTCGTCCAGCCGCAGGTCTTCATGACCCCCAACGACGTCACCCGCCGCGAGGCCGGGGTCGTCTACGCCGACATGGTCGACCTGGTCGACAAGATGTTCATCTTCCAGTACGTCGTGGGTGGGACCCGCGACCTGGAGACGTTTCGTGGGGGACTCAGCGTCCCTGTGGGAAGCGTGGAAGATGGCGCGAGCGTTCCGGTGTCGTCCGAGTGAGCTCTACGCGATCCGGGACGAGGTCACCGCGTGGTCGTTCGACCGCGCGTGCTGGATCTTCGGGTCGCAGCTCGATGCAGAGCTCGCAGAGGCAGGCAACGGAGCGAAGTCGAAGCAGCAAGCCAACTCCCGGAGACAGCGGGTGTTGAGCAAGTGGCTCGGCGGCAAGCAGCAGTTCAAGGATCCCGTCGCGACGACGCCCGACCAGGTGTCTTCGGCAGGCGGCGGTCCGGTCAGCCTCTGAAGAAGGGACGGTGACACCAGGTGCCCACCTATGACCTCGGCACCGCTCGCGGTGTCATCGAGATCGACTACCGTGGCAACGGCGCCACGCAGGCCTCCCGGGACC